TCAGCTTACGCAATACAGCATCAGCGTAGTTATCCTTTCGGCAAGCAGGATTCTGTGCCTTAAGATGAACATCTCCGACAAACATCACCTTGCCAATGTGTTCCAAACTTTCTTCATGTGATACCGACATCATGCCTCCGAGACTTTATTCTGCTCAAGGGTGTACACTCCATTGACGACATTGTACACACGATTTCCGTATGGAATGAAACGTTTGTCATGTGTGATTAAGACCACTATGAGCCCAATTTGCTTTGTCAGCTCCGAGACAAAAGCCATGAAATTCTCAAGATACGCAGTGGAAATTTGCGTGAAAGCCTCATCAAGAAAAACGATTTTACGTACTGGTAGATTAGACACATAAAAGCACTGGATTAGGAATCCGACTGTAACAAGAATGCCACCAGCAACAGAAGAGTCTTTCAAAGGATACTGATACCCACCTTCCTCAAGAATCAACTCAGCACATTTGTTGCCACGCTTGTCCGTTGTTACAATGGTAAGAGAATACTCATGGTCTGTGAAAATTTTCCGCAAACCGAAAGTCAGCAGCTTTTCAAGATGATCAAGGGCACGTCTTGAGAATTTGTGAACGATGTCATCAATAACAGGCTTAGCTGAATCAAACACACGACCGCGTTCCTTCAAGTACTCTAGTTGTGCTCTATGACCTTCCAGGATCTCTTCATTCTGTTTAGCCTGAGCTACAGCTGCCTTGTATGCAACAAAAAGCTCACTTGTCCGCTGTTCAATTTCGTCAAAAGTCATGTATTTCAAGCCTCTGCAATTTGTACATTGTCGTAAGACTGTAACGCCTGTTCAAGGTTATGCAGTTCAACCGCTAATTCACTTGAGGTACGTTCAAGCAACTCACGTGCAGACAGTTCATCTACAACACCATATTCACTCAATGACTCTTTCAAGGCATCAAGTTCTTTTGTCAACGTCTCAAGACGTGCTTCTTCTTTTGCACGTTCAAGCATAATATTGTCACGTCGCTTTTTAAGTTCCTCAAATTTCGTAACCATGTCCTGTGTTTTAATATCCATGTTAAATCTCCTATAAAGTTGAAACAAAAACAGAAGGAAAACAATGCTTATGTATCATAAAGACGTCATAGATGAACTTACAGCACCACAGACGCTTCATCGTGAGTACACAAAGGGTTGCCGCATAAAGGGCAAACCTTAAACTCAGCCAGTTGACTATCAACGAAATCGCAATCCACATCGAACCCAAGCATCTTCCGTGACGAAACATCAACTTCACGAAACAGAGAGATGGCGGAGATACATTTCTCAATAATTTCGTACCGTGACTTTAAGTCAGGAGAATTTCCAAGGCGGACAGCTGAATTTCGGATATCACGATAAAGATTTACAAGGCGTGAAATTTTCTCAAATCTTGACAAGATTTCCAAGAACTTGTTTACCGACACAGAAGCAACACTGTCTGACATGCGATAACGAGACAGTTGCTTATTGTAAGCATCATTCATTTCAACCCATTTCACAACGGTCAAGTAATGTGACAGTGCGGATTCAACACGGGTAATGGGAAATGAAGACACTTCATTACACAGACTAAGAATCTCACGTGCTTTACGTTGTTCTTCATAGCGAATCACAAGAGAAGACAACAGATGACGCTTACGCATCTTAAGCATACACGTGACGATAGAACTATGCATGTCTGAATGCTTATGAAGCATGGCTACACATCGAACACGTTCAGCCTGCAACGTAGAAATCCGAGTTAAAATAGAACGAAGACTTTCAACTCGTTCACGTTTCATTTTGACCTGCATCACACGTGCATATAAATCAGGGATTGCAGACAACTCTTTTACACGTGCATCAGACTTTTCTAGCTCAATCTCAAACTGTGAAACCAATTCAGTACTCAACTTTATCTTGTCTGAAGTATCTTTAACGTCAGCTTTATACAGGTCATCAAGCCTTGAGACATCGAAACTCTCATGATAAGTCAAAACCGAATACAACGTAGAAGGAGAACCGAGGAGAAGGAACGGTCCTGCAAACTGACTGGAAAAGTTAAAGTTCACTGACTCTGAGTCAATTTTAACTGAAGACACACGCAAGGTGTCAGCAACAACATCAAGCTGCTGCCTACCGAGTTTCGTGTACTCCTCACCATTCACAACATAACATGCTTTTCTATCACGGGCTTTGGTATCACGGGTATAGGTAACGTGAGAGTCACCCGTATCCACATCAATCTGCATCATACCAGAACCATGCGTAACCATAGCATCCGTAAAGCTGTTGTCTGCAAGACCTCTTAAAGCACGCAACAGCGTAGACTTACCGGAAGAGCTTGCACCGAGAATTAAGTTTACACCAGGTACGAAAGACAAGCTCGCCTCTCGAATAATACCTACATTTGTCAATTCAACTTTAAACACTGTACTCTCCAAAAACGCGACATAAGGTTCACACGAACCAGATACAGATAAACTCTACCACAAAGTCGATATAGAAAAGAGTACAGCACCACGGTAAACGAGACACAAAAAAGAGCGTTCTGCTGATAACAGAACGCTCTTTCATGCAATTCGACACGGAGGGCACAAAGCCCTTACAATCAATGATGCAAGCAACATCATAAACCAAAGACTTTAAGGGCAGGAGTATTCCCACACGAAAACGTGCGCCCTGGCGATTCTGCCGTAAGCCACAAAGTGTGACCATCCAAGCAAGTTACATGGCTTTCCAACGTACAGCCCTTTACGGGAATTGTGTGCAACGATCATCCCACACCTAGCCATCATCTCACCACCGTCACGATACCGGTGGTGAACTGTGCAAGCAAGCCCGAAGACCCGTAAAACCTCGTCACAGTCAAGCGTCAAAACGAAGGTGCACGCCACGATCAATCCGTGTTAGTCATCTCACCCGCCACACTTCTTCAGAAAACCTACCACAAGAGTGATAACCTTTCTGAAGAAGTGTATAGGAAACGTAAGTCAAGTTAAGACAGCCGCGAAGCCAATCTTTGCTTTTTCTTGCTCGGAAACAACCCACAAACTCAGCTTGTATAAGATCCTGTACGTTGGAAAGCCATGTACCAAACCATTCTTCACCTTTCAAAGAACTGCGACAGGTCTAATGTGCCGCAATCTTACTGTTTAGATAACACAATAATCTGAATCACGCAACAAAGACGAAAACAAAATAATTCAGCAACAGCAATAAGAACAAATCCTACTCCAATTAAGAGGCTCAATCTCGGCATAATAATCCCAATCCACAAGGAAATGTTTGCCATCATGATAAAAAATCTCACCTAAAACATTTATGAACCCAGGATGGATAACTACAACGCCGGTATAGTCCAAGACAAACGAAAACAAAACCGTATCATTACGGTTCATAGGCAGTTCAGAAATAACGAGGAAATGTCCGTCAATCACATCATAAACTATACGTGATGCAACACAATGAAGCAGCAACCACTCACGAAGGATACAAGCGTACTGAAAACAGTTGCCTGTAAGCCATGTGTATTCATCAGGAAAACGTCTGGAACGGTAACTAATATATTCAGATTCTAGTTCTGATAGACATTGAATCATTGCAGTGACTCACTAAAGTTCTTGTGAACTACCCATCAGCTAAATCGAATAGGTAGTTCACAAAGTTGTTCTATTTCTTAATCAGCGACTGAACTCGTTTGCGATTTTGATGTGTTCGCCTGTGTCAGCGTATTTTGCAAGAAAATGCCAACGAACGCGACCCTCTTCATTCCAGATGCGCAAGCATTCGTTACGGATGTCATACATCTCTTCAAGAGATTGTGCTGATGTGATTTTACAACGCTCGTTATAGTGACATTCGATGTATATCATTCTACCATCGCTAGTCTGGTTTGTACTCTGTTTCTTACTCGTGTCTTCGTGCATGTTCGTTTCTCCAAAAGAAAGGGGGAAGTTGTTCCAAGATGGAACAAGAAGCATCTTAACAAACTATTCCCACCGGATAAAAAACAGCACCATTATCCTGCGGATTTTACCGATCACCGTCTTACAAAAGAAATGTCGGTTTCATTGGCCATACGATTGTTTCAGGGAAACCAGGCTGCTCTGGAATGTCACGCAATGCCTGACGATACGCAATGACAAGGGAGCGGTCTTCTTGAGATATGGGGTAATCGGAATTGACCAAGTAATCACTCTCTTGCAAAAGATGGTCTCTTTGTTCTCTAGCCTGTTTTGCAAGATATGCAGATATGTCTGAATCCGTAGGTAAAACCGTTATCTGTTTAGTGTTTATAGAGTCAATAACAAATCGAGCAATATCAGTACCACATTCTTTGTCCAACGCAACAAAATAACCAAAAGGCTGATTACCATTCATACCTTGAACAGTAACACGTGCAAGCACCTGATTGGGATTCACGCCGAAATACTTTACAGAATGAATAACTATTTCGAGGGGTTGAACCGGTTCCGAACGATTCTTAGAAACAACCATAAAACAACTCCAATCTGTGTGAACCTAACTTATACGAAGACAAGGTATGAAATTACGTGAAGAACTTGCAACACAAGACATCAATGTGATGTAATCGCCGTTCAAAGTGGTTTGGACGTAACCACCCTTATTATCAATCATCTCAAATACGCTATCAACAACAAATCCAAGCGAGGAGAACTCACTTACACGAGTTCCACGAGGTAAGGTTCCATTTGTCCTTGAAAATTCAAAACAGAAAAAGTAAATGCCTCCAATGCCATCACTGTAAAGATTGGCGTTGATGCCGTACAACGTATTTGCATAAACGTTATCCCACTTATAAAGTGCAGACCCAAGATTGTATATATCCGTACTATACGGTGTTAAATGACATGAACAGTCAAGACCCTGATTATAGTTGCTAAGAGGGAGACCATCTACGTTTAATGAAGTGACATATGCGGTTCCCCATTTGAATTCAGGTGAACCTAAGTTATAGAAGTCATTAGTGCTGATGATATCGGACGAAACCGATGTAAAATCAACCGATGAAGACGTTGAACCAGAACCGCCAGAGGGTGCATAAGACTGCACATACGAATAAAGCGACATATAATTGTCTGCATTTTCAATTTGAACAGAATAATCATGAACTTTCGTGATTGTATCACCGCTTGTTGTGTCAGTTGTTCCGATTTTATCAGAAGGATAACGTTGAATAACCCTGACATAGCCATAACCATAGGAAAAGTCAAACACAGCTCCCACAGGAATGAAATACGACAGAAGGGAAACATCACGAATGACAAACATCCTGGCATTAGTATAATCCGTTACAGAATCTGTTTCCGACATAAACACAAACGCTATACCCATATGAGACATAACACTTTGCGTCAAAGCATTACCAGATACAATGCTCTCTATGTTATCAAGGAAAATAAACACACGCGGAGAAGATGCTTGCATTAACACATCACTAAGAACTGCTGCAGTCAAATCTGTGCTACCTTCCTGTGTCTCAGGGTCAAATTCTCTAACACTGAGATGCTCAGAAGAAAGCTGGTAACTCTTTTCACCTGACATTAACGTATAGACAGTCTCACCATCCGAGGAATCACTGTAAAAATAAAGACCTCCAATGGTCTCAAAGGAAGACACCCCGATTAGAATCTGAGTATCCCTAGGCAGATAAAGATTCATATCTCTACTAAATTTGCCGTAAGACTCTTCCAGTTGAAGAACACGAACATCATCAAATGCATTGGATCTCCGATGAAAAACAGACAGACCACTTTTTTCTATGTCCACATGTGTGCATTCTGCATCAATGCTACTATCACTCTTATCGGAAACAACAAGGGATAACAGATTTGATGACGAACCATTTCTATTCAATTCATTTCGTATCGAAACAGACGTAGTCCCTAAAAACATCCCATCACAAGTCCATTGTGACATGACGTAATCGCCATCACTGTAAGTGCCAGGTCGGCTAATTAGAACACCGTTGGATGAAATCTCTGTCGATATGGTTTGACCCGATGCTTCAAAGGTCTTTCGTGAATTGATCGTCTGATCTGTGTTCAGAGTCACATAACTTCCAGAAGAAGAACCAGAAATGCTATTCTCAACAAGAGTATCGACTTCCTCTTTCGTGTAATAGTTGTCATGCAGTTTGTCGAAAATGCCCTGTGTAATCTTTCCGTCAAAGTCTGCCGTTGCTTGAAGAACACCATTTGTTTCCTCAACGTCGAAAGTCATCTTCAAGTCAGGTGAACATTCTAACTTTTCATCAGAATACGCGGCAAGAAACACACGATTACATACCGTGACAATGATTAAATAGCCAGTAAAGTAAGCACCATCAATGGGCTTGGCATTAGAATCTTTTCAAATCACCCCATGCCACGACATGAAGCTCTGACAGCATAAAGACAGTAGCTTTTATCTCGTATGCCATATGGCTGCTCTTTCCGTCTGAAAACTGAGCAGATTCGTTGACTACAACCACATTGTCGAGATTGTTTTGATCAATTGTCCAATTACGGAGTCCAGTAACCTGTTTTGAAGTGAGTGGATGTGCACCTGGAACAAAGTAAACACGAACATCACCTTCATTCAAAATCAATTTCTTAGCACGTAACAACGCGTGTAACGATTGACTATTTGCAAACACACCTGTGTTGCCTTGTGAACAAAGAATAACACGATCGAACATGACTTTTCACCTGTAGGTATTCTGCTGTTTTCGTGAAATGTGAAATGGAATATGGACTGGAATAACGAGGAACCATGTGATTCGAATTTTTATTATCACAAGCCGACTACACTTTCTTTGAAGCGTCTAAAACAAAACGTACCAATGAAAAGGAGTGTACCCATAAAGAACTAAAGAAAGATCTGGAGAAAGTCACGTTGGATTTTAAGTTCGCCAATGTTAAAAAACTTCACCCCATCCCAAACCGTCATTTGAATAAAGTGTCATCCCGTAATCGTCAAACACATCGCCATCAATTTCCTTGCGATACGTTATCATGTACTGATGAACATCAGACTGTAAATCCTGCATCAGATACTTCATACAGGACAGTGCATCATCGTAAGTTACTAACTCTCCATGGTCTCCAAGAATGCTTGCGAAGACAAGCTCACAAGTTTGACAAGGGAACGATGCGATGATTCGGAAATACCCTTTCAACGATGAAACATCTTGCTCATAATGAAAAACGCGGCAAGCAATGTCATCGAATGTTCCTGCATCATAGCATATACCGTGAAGCAATTCATCATCAGTCTCTCCACCAGTACACCAACCGCAACGGCATTCATATTTACGTCCTCCACGATCAGTGACAAAAGCGATTGCTCTTCTATTAAGCCTTAAAACCTCTTCTTCATACCATGTCATCATCTGTCTCATCACAAGTACACCAACCACAACGGCATTCGTCTTTACGTATACGACGAGCATTATTAAAGGCATCTACTATTCTGTCCAGCAGACGCGGTGTGCGTCACAAGTTAGATATTGTCCTGATATTTATGCTTGCCATGATCATAGAGATGAGTTATGCGGAAAGTACTTAAGATCCTTAGACTACTGTGTGTTTAACCACATCCGACTAGAACGATGTTAAAAACTGATAGAAGACAAACAAAGGAGAATCGAATCAGATGAACTTGAACATACTCCATGATCAATTTGTTAATACTGTCCAGAACGAAATCCACAGAGATGGTGTCGAAAACTTGCTTTCCTGGCTTGAAACTACGGACTTCTATACGGCACCTGCATCCGCAAAGTACCACAGCTGTTTCAAGGGCGGACTGTGCTTACACAGTCTAAACGTACACAAACGGATTATGACAAAAGTATCAGCATGTGATGGCATAAGCCGAGAAAGTCTGGCAATCGTATCCCTGTTCCATGACTTATGCAAAGCAAACTTTTACAAGCAAGACTTACGAAACACTAAAGACGAAAACGGCAAGTGGGTAAAAGTGCCTTATTACACGTTTGACGACCAATTCCCATTGGGACATGGTGAAAAAAGTCTGTTTCTGATACAGCGGCACATTAATCTTACGAACGATGAAGCACTGGCCGTTAGATGGCACATGGGCAACTTCGGCCTGATGATTGGTTCAAATGAAATGATTGCTTTGAACAATGCAATGCGAAAAAGCCGCTTGCTAATCATGCTTCAACAGGCAGACACAGAGGCGGCTTTCTGGGACGAGACCGTGTGAACCGGTTAGTCGATTCGTGAAAAGAATCGAACACAAACAGGTTTGTTATTATCAGGAGACATACGTCGAAAACCATTACCCAAGTCTTGAGTGTAAACCGCATCAAGGCATACGCACATGTACCGTTTCCCATCACACATATCACGGTACAGATAGACCAGACCATCGAACCCGTTTCTAAAAAAGTCAATTACAGAGTTGTGGTATGATCCCATAGGTACCACGTCAAACAACAGGTTGTCTGCGAACGGTGCATCACACATAACAGTTTCAATCACATTATTGTTTTCGTCGTAATAACACAGTTTAAGTTTTCCATCGACAAGACCATGAATCAGTTTCATGGTCTTTGGGAACGGAACGAAACTTCCATTGGCTGATTCATTCTTGGCTTTCGGCACATGAATCGTAAACCCACACATGAGAGACAGATCCGTGCCGAAGAACTCTTTACGCGGCGATCCAAGTTTGTCAGAAAGCAACCCGCGCCTGTCAGTGTAAATAGACATTGGTGTTTCACTTTTATCGCAAGCAATGAACCAGTTATCTTCCAGATACACATAGAGCCCGTAATCACGGCAAACAGAAGACACACTAACTTTTGGAAAAGGAGTATAAACTTCGACATCGCCCTGAACATAGGACACTTCAAGACCATAATACGTATCGTAATAACGGACGCCATGTTCAGATAACCACACAATGTTCCGTTCTGTAGACTTCGACAACGACGACAAAAAGCTGTACATAAATCCAACGAGAGGGATATTGTGGTACACAGGATAAACACTTTGTATTTTGTCGAAAACGGTGACTGGGTTTTTCAATGAGTGCTTCTTAAGTTCGTCAAGGCTAAGACCGAAACGGTCAGTATCATTGCAAAACGCAGTGTGTTCGCATGTGAGGTAGACACGCTCAGTGTACGACAAATTATCGCACCCGTCCATAACATCAAGATACGGTACAATTCCACTGTATTTAAAGTACGTACATGGAACACGGGATTTCATCAGAACAGAGCCGATTCCTGGTTTCTGAAACGTGAATAGGTAATAAGGTGTTGGTGTGCTTGAGTATCGGTAAAAATCGGTAGGTGCCTTGGAAAGTGAAACGTCAAAGTCACGTGCATGTTCCACAAGTGAACGTGAGATGTATGTGGTCATGTTAGATAAACTCCAAAATTAGAAAAACCCGTTATCCATTGCTGCAAGGTGTTCGTTAAGCTCTTCCTCACTTTCATATTCGACAACAATTTCATTCACATCATCTTCGTTATCATGAAAGTCTTGAACCTTCTTGTCTAAAGATTCCTGATGATCTTGAGCATTGGATGAAACAGGAGCTCTTACAGGTATTGTGAAAGAAAACAGGCCACCAAGCGAAGAAACACGTTCACCTATCTGAGATGGAATACGTGAGTTACCTTCATTTGATGTGGCTGGTAAAGTTACGTTTAGACAGCAAGACAAAACAAGTTCTTCAAGTGTAACATTACGGTCAGAAGCAGCTTTACACAAGTCAGCCATTTGTTTTTCAGAAAAAGAAAGGACAATATTCATAACCAGCTCCTGAAAGAAAGATATGAAGCATTAAGGATTCTAAACAAGAGACTCGAATCATTGTGAAGATACTACAAACACACACGACGGAAGCAAACAGCACCACGAAAAAAGGGGCAAACCATTTGGTTTGCCCCTTTAACGTCAGACCTAATAGTCACCGACATTACTTCTTTGCGGCTTTCTTGGAAGGTTTCTTATCTGCTTTTTTCTCGCATTTGACTTCACAATTTAACGCATTCTTAATGACGGCAGACTGCTTGAACACAACTGCTTTCTGAGCAGGAATGTGAAGAGCTTCGCCAGTTCTCGGGTTACGTGCTTCACGGGCAGCTCGTTCACGAACTTTGAGAATGCCGATCCCGTTCAACGCAACGTCTTCACCTGACTTAAGAAGTCTTGCGAACTCATTGATGATTGCATCGTAAACGAGTTCGATTTTCTTCTTGGAAAGGTCTTCACCATTAACTTTTAAGAACTCAGAAACAGTTCCAATAATGTCTGATTTTTTCATAACCATGCCCCTATAATATATCCTATCGGACGTGTTAAATCAAGGACTAAACCAATCGTCCTTGTTCGAATGCTTTGATACTCCGTGTTTCGTAAACACGCAAGAAAAATTAGTAAGCAACACAACGAAATTTCGATTTCACGGTTTGCCCGTTTCTTTGCTCTGCTCAATACGACGGATTTCGTGTTGAAGATAGTCAAGTGCCTTTCGCAGATCTGGCAATGGGTCATCGGTTTTAACACCGGCTCGTAGCAGGTATTTCAACGTATTGCCCAAAGAAAAGTTCAAGCCATACGCTTCAATAATGTCTATCGCCTCATACCCTTGCTTGCAGTAATACGGATTTTTCATTAAAACCTCCTCTTCAATTACGAATTACACAACACGGGAACCCATCGAAAATCTTTAGGATTTCTATGGATTGTCCAAGAAAATTACGCAGTGAACTCACTGTGCCCCATCCATTATCAGCATCATACTCAGACAGAATTTCCTTATGTAGAAGCACAAATGTATCTGCTTCAGTGTACATACGCAACAAATCTTGTGTCGTGTAACCATGTTCGCCAGTATGCCAAATCGCATCGTACAACGATTCCGTTTCGCTTACAGGAACATGCTGACACATCGTGACTAGATTGCCTGTGATGTTGCCTAACTCAACACATCCGTCAGAAATGCAGGAACAGTACCCAGAATCCAGAATGTGTTTTGGCATCACGTAGCATGGAAAACCGCCGTAATGACTTTCAGGAAACTTGACGTATAACGTAGCACTCATAGATCCTCAAATCAGAAAGTCAAAGTTTTTAAGTCCATTTCATGTGTATTCAGGTAATGACAGATGTACAAGAATGCTTCACAGCAATCGTGACATGGCGGACGGATCTTCCCTGTCTTTGAAACTATCGGAACACTCCAACCGGCAGCATGGAACCGTTCAAGCAACTTTGTTGCCCTGTTCACAGAGTCCGTTTTTGTGTAATCGCGTTTTGAATGGATAGTCCTCAGAGTTGACGGATTGTACGTCTGTAACACATGGTCTTTAATACGCTCAAAAATCAACGAATCCAAGCAGTACAACGCAGGTGACATAGAACTTGCAGGTAGAGGTTCTTCCATTACGACACGTACAGGCTCAAAAGACATAACCCAAGATGTGACATCGTTCGCCAACGCAAAAGCAGACTCAAACACGGAATGAAACCCACGTTTTACAGTGCCGTCAACAGATGCTTTTCCTGTTATCGGATGAGAGATATTATGGAACAGTACTCTTTTAGATCCATCCTGCATAACACAACAAAGACCCGTTCGGGAGAATGACGGGTCAATACCAACGATACTGTAAGGAAGCATAGCAGCAATCTCAATCACTGAAAACGCATGTACAACACTCGAATCGGATTCATGCTCGATTTTTATAAAGAGTGAATTACCCACCCACTTTATCGGGTGGGCTTCATCTCGCCTTATTGTGGACATCTTATCCTGAAACTTTAGGAAGCCTGATACCACCAAGACGTTCAACAAGTCTTATGTAATAATCTGAATGCTGTGAGATATAGAACACAGCTGCCTCCTTACCACGAAACTGCTCTTCACGTCCATCGACACCCTCAACCATGTAAAATGAACCTTTCTGAACAACTTTACCCTGACTTACCAAAGCATCATAAAGTGCGGCTGCATTTGAGACACCTTTTCCCCAAATAATCGTAATATTCATAGGAATGCGTGGATTGCAAAAACGATTCTTTGGGTCGCACACAATCGAACATACTGTCCCATACTGTATTTTCTCAGAAGAGCCTTTTATATTGCGTGACAGCTTGTCTTTCAACTTCATTCTGATAGTGATATCCATGTAGTGCTTCTGTGCCTCACCACCGGCTGCACCGTCCTGTGCCCCGAACTGAGTAAACTGTTTTCGGTTTTGTGCCACAAAAAATATAGTCTTGTCGGATGTTCCGAATTTAGACCTAAACCGTCGTAAAAACGAAGAAATTGTACGTGCATGGATAGCCAATGTCTGACTCTGACCAGTTTCCTTCTCAATCATGTCTGACGCAGAAGCAGCCGTCAAAGAATCGACAACGATAAATTTCAACGTATCATCAGTCAAAGCATTGCATAAGAATTCATCAATTTCTTCAAACGTGTCGATAGTCATCGGTAAGAACATTCGAGACTTGGTATGGTTTGTAAGGCCAAAACTCGCAAGCTGTCTGTCGTTCAATCCACGCTCAGTGTCGATGTAAGCACAACGATATCCTTGATCACAAAGATTCTTACACATGAATAAGAGGAGACTTGATTTACCTACAGCATACGGTGCAGTCAGCTCAATGAACGTTCCTGTAGGAATTCCTTGACCATCAGACAGTATTGCGTCGAGTACAAAACTTCCAGACTTTATATACTTACGTTCTCGAAGAACAGCAGCAGTCAGATTGTCATAGTACTTCCTACGTGCCTCCGGCATTGCATTAAACGCATCCAAGTCTTTCTGATTATCATCATCCCACTCAGAATCCTCAATCTGAACATCCTTACCTGCATTGGAATCATTCGTAACACGAACAGAAACCTGCTCACCGTCTTCTGTTACTTCTGTAATAGTCTCCTCAATGATTTCTTCAGTGTCGTTTACAACTTCATTTGCGACGGGCTCGTCTTGTTTACTTGATTTACTGGATTTCCGTGTTTTCTTTTCAATCGCAGCATCTGACGTTTCCTTCTTCGCACCACGTGATGAACTCTTCTTTACCGTACTTTTTGCAGACACTCTTGGCATAACTTCTCCGAACAAAATAAATGTGACAGTGAAAACAAAGGCATGACGCCTTTACCTCATCATGCCTTTTAACACAAAACTAAAGTAACAGAGCACACAGCACCACGAAAGTCACTCATCCGGAAGCACAACTACCGTCTGAACACCCTCTCGGTCAAACTCAAAAGACGTAATGTCCTGAGCGTTCACACGAGTAATCACATCGCCAAGAGACTTTGAGTGCATGTTCACGATGTTCTGAACACTACCGTCAGAACACACAATGGACACATTATTCGGATACTCATGGAATACAGACAAGTCTGTATTCTCATACACATAAGAAAACACGTTATCTTTTTTCATCTCAGTCTCCTAAAAGTTTAAAGTACGCACGATAAAATCCAAGATCTTCATCAGAGTCATCTGTGTTTATGATTTCCCACAAAGCTCTAATCACGCTTTCAAAATCAACCGTGCAATCTGAACGCATACCATAGCGAACACCACACACCTCAAGAACACCCATACACACAACGGAAATGTCATCGCATTCGCTGTCCACAGAATCACAGTCATATCCAGGCAAATCACATAACGGAGTAAACTCTGCATCGTAGAGAATGACGGAATTCAAAATCGCCTGGAAAAAGTCATCATACGAACATGAACGATCAGGCAATTCGGAACAAGTTCTGAAAAAATACACACCGCGTGTCGTGTAGACCTCATTCGCGTACATACCAGACAGCGGATCGAACTCATTGGCCATGCCTACAACGTGACCATCGAAGCAGTAATAAGGCATATCAGCAATGCACGTATCCTCAAGCTCAGAGTTCACATCGCGTCTGTAAGGACGTGATTTCTTCACCGTATAAGAGTGTTCGAAACGCAACTTTTCATTCTTTCCACCAGGTACAAGATAGCACTTGTCTGACGAAGACTTTTTGACGAACGGTAAATCAGAAACACCCTTACAAATAGACACAGGATAAACAGGTGCTCCAAGACACGGTGGATAAGATGAACTATCCGGGTCACAAGGTTCTTCGACATCACCGTCATCCAAATAATCACTCGGTTCATCAGCGAAATCATCTGGAATCGTTTCATCAGGTTCATCGTAATCCTGAGGAACATCATCAGAAGACACACGCCTGTGAACGACAAAGAAATCATCCATATCCTGCTGTGAAGCATCACCAGTATCAGGATGAGTTTCATCGGAATCATTCTCATCAGATTCACTGACTAAAGAAATATCATCACTTTCGACTGAGTCCTCAAGTTCTTGTTTAACCATAAGCATACCGAGTTTAGGTCTGTTTAACCGAAGGTAACCCTCATCCTTACGTTTCTCCGTAACAGGAACGCTAATGCTCTGACATGCATCGTAATCATCAGACGCTATGCTGTTTGGCGGAACATCAACCACACGAAAAGGTTCAGGCTCATCATACGCATCTGCTTGTGCCGGCACATCAGTATCTGGCACAAGCTGTATCACAGAATCATCACCGTCAGACTCTTTCGGCTTACAAGGAACAGAAGCAATACGGAAAGGTTCAGGTTCCTCTGTTTCTGTTTCCGTAACCTCATGCGAATACTCCTGAGGTTCAGATTCCTTTACTTCTGAATCAGCAACAAGAAGTAAAGACTCCTCATCAGAGGACGAACATGCAGTCTTCTCCGTTTCCATTTTCTCGGTCTTAACCCTTCTTGATTTCCTTACAGGTGGATCAACCAGTGTTTCCATGTTCTCTACAGGGGTTTCCAACGAAACCGTACTCACAATTTCATCGCTCTTCGTTTTACGTTTTGCCATACTCAAATTCTCCAAACGTGGTGGTTTTATGCTCACAACTTTGATTGGGCAAAAACCAATACAAGGGATCTGATAAAAGCAAGTGCTACAGGGCAAACAAAATACTTATCACTATCCTAGAGGTTATTGCTGAATACCACAAGTGAGGTTGTTTATTGTGTCTTCTAGTTTAGGTATTGCAGGAAGCCCGATTGCTTTCAATGTGTGATATGGGAAAAACGTAACGTTTGGTGTCTTAGGGTATATAATCGATTTCCAGCTCTCAGGCATATGTGGATCATTACGAGGAACCATAACAAAACAAGTCTCTGCGAGAGTACACTTTATGGTTGACACATCCCTTCTGCTGTCACGAAGTTCCTTTTTTAATTCATCTATATAATCTCGGATACGTGGTGCAAGAGCGAAAGATACTGCCTGGGATCTCCCGTCTCCTGTCCATCCTGCATATTGCTTCCATTTCTTTCCACTATCCACGTCAGTAGCCTTGATTTTCAGCTCTCTGGTCAGTATGTCAATGCTCCAATACTTCATAATGTGTTGAAGACCGAGATAGAGACGAGATGAGATATCCAGACCATAATCCGTGCAGTTCCTTATTGAAACGCCAAAGTCGTCGTAAAGTTTTAAGGCAAATTTTGATTTAGGGACTTGAACAATGGAAGATCCATCCCAAGTGGACAGTTGAGCAGAGTAGGCGTTACGTGCGTGAACGATGGCTTGATAGTCGTCTAAATTGAGTGCAGACGCTACATGTCTCAGCGGACACCAACTACAGCGTTCCCGCAACTTATCTTTTAAGGACTGACTTACAGGTGCACCGCTGACACCATACAGATAATGCATGATCTCGTCTGAGAGATCAGATAAGACCGAATCTTCTGGTACATCCACCAAGTTCTCTATGTCCTCGACACACATGAGCGTACAGAGCTCGTCGAAGATGACCTTTACCTTTTCTAGGCTTGGCAGATACAAATCTATGATCTGACAGAAATGCTTACGTGACTCTGTTTTTGTGATATCTGACATGGTTGCCTCCAACTGCGCAACGTCCAACGATGTGAGAAAGCGGCAGAGCGCGTTGGACTTTCGCCTTTTCGGGAGCTAACCTAGCCGCAAGACCTTGATATCATAGATAACCAACCGATGCAAGTAGCAATTACATGCGTATAAACTGACAGTAGTATGACGATCATGATCAAGAGTTCTGCATCGTCGTCAGAAGATAAATTAGGCAAGACGATCAGGAACAAGTCATCAGCAAGACATGACTTTGACCGCAATGCAGACATGACCGAAACAGCAAGACATGGCTTTGATCTTAACCACAGGAGGCTTTCAGGAAATTTCAGGATGGAACGCTCATGCTCAAGACTCGACTAAGAACGCTCTCAGAATCTTACGACAGGGTCATGACTAAGATCTTCACAGATTTCAGGATGCTGAAACAGCAAGACATGACTTTGATTTTAACCACATGATGCTTTCAGGATGGAGCGCTCATGCTCAAGACATGACTTTAATCTTAACCACAGGATTTTTGTGTAGAGGGGACTACCTTAAGACTCGACCATGATCTTAACAAGATTTCAGGATGCTTGCACTTAGACATGACTTTGATCTTAACCACAGGATGCCGATTATTTTTTACCCATATAAGTTAATAATTATTGGAGCTCGTGTAACCCATTGATTTTATTGTCTTTTTTATTTCGCACACTTTAACTTACTAAGACACGTTCATATAAGTTATATCTCTATCTTATAAAAATATTTTATTTTCCCAAAGAATAAATTTTTATAAGGTAGATCCTATAACTTATATGAACGCTGATTTGAGATGTAAACCTTGTTGTTTGAAAAATGTCAATAAAATCAAAGAGTTATGTGGGGTTCATTAATTATTAACTTATATGGGCTGGGAAAATAATAGTCATGTCAAAAATGGCAAGATTTGAATGTGCTGGCATGATTTTTGCTTAATGTGACAATGAAATCCTAGTCATGTGCTTTAGCATCCTGAAATTCTCCCTGTCGTTAAAAATCGAAGTCATGTCATGCTTTCAGCATTAGCATCCTGTAAAAGATCATGTGATCAAGTTATAGTCAAGTCATGCTTTCAGCATCACATCCTGTCGTTAAAAATCGAAGTCAAGTCAAAGAGCGTTCTAGCTCGAATTCCTGTAAAGTCTTCACCTGTAGTAAATAACATAGTCATGCTTTAGCATCCTGTTGTTAAAATTCTCCTGTGAAAACATAGTCCTGTCTAAGAGCGTTTTCGCTCTACCTGTGATCAAGTTATGGTCGTATCGTACTTTGAACAGTGCTGTCGTTAAAGTCATAGTCGTGTCATGCTTTAGCGTTCTACTACGTTCTGAAAGCATCATGTTGTTAAAAATCCTAGTCGTGTCAAAGAGCGCTCTAGCTCATGAAATCATCCTGAAATCAAGATTATAGTCATGTGCGTAAGCATCCTGTCGTTAAAATTCTAGTCGTGACATTGGTTTCGTACCTGGTTATGGTCATGTCTCCGGTTTTAACCTCTTCCCGCGAACCTGTGGATAGGCATCTCGAATTCTTTGGTGAAGTTTAGCCATATGTCATCACTCAACTGTAAACACGTACATACAGTGCCCTAGGATGCAGTTCTCGCGACTTTTTGAACATGACCTAGTAAGTACATGCCTAAGCCATAAAATCTCGTAGAACGCATTCTAGACCCCTTTATGAACGTGTTTCATTTTTCGCTGTTCTCTGTTGACGAAAATGTCTTTCTGGCTTATTCGTGTTCTGTATCATGAGTGCACCGGTTACGGTTCCTGCTAAAACCACATTGTTCGTATCAGAACTGCATAGTGTTTCGTACACGTTGTCCGTGAGTTTTTACCAAAAGAGAGCCGAAAGCCCACCGCCTTTAGGCGGTTGGTAGTTCACTGCAAAGCAAGAGGATTTTCAAAATGACCATTTCAAATTTTCGCTGCGCCGTTTATCCATCCGGAGTTCATATTCCTGTTATCGGATGCATCGCATCTGGAAAGACTTCCTTCTGTCGTTCCTTATCCAAAGCGATTGAAGAAGACACTGGTAAACCATGCAGGACAATGTTCGAACCTGCTACCGAAGACGATGAGGGTTCAAAGAATCCATTTCTTGCCTCGTACTACAAGGACGTTCCGAGATGGGCGTTCACGATTCAGATTTACCTTTTGAACAAACGATTGGAGCAGACACGTCTTGCTCAGGCGATGTCAATGAATGGAGAAAACTCTGTTGCAGACAGCTCTATCTGGTCTGATTCGATTTTTGTGTGTAAGCTCGAAAAGTCCGGCGATATGACGCACGATGAAGCAGACTGCTACTTTGAGCTGTTTCATAACATGTCTCGGGAGATTATGTACCCGCAATGTTTTGTTTACCTGGATGTATCACCTGACACTTCGATGCGTCGCCTTGCACAACGTATCAGTGAGAAAGAGAAACGGAAGTGCGAGAGCAGCATACCACGTGAGTACATGGAAGGGCTTATAGCAGAGTACCGAGAGCTGACTTCAAACCTGTCACGGTTCTCTCATGTGATTACACTTGATTGGAACAAGGACAGAACAAAAGACGAAATCGAACAGGAAGCACGCAACTTGTGGACACAGATAAAACGTATCCGGGATACGATGACCATCCCATGTCAAATAACCCTGTGATATTTTAAACACAGAGCCTCAACATTTGCCCTGTACTAAAAAGTTACGACCTTACCCTAGTAAGTATGAGGGTAAAATAAAAAATCGCGAGAAACGCATTCTAGACCACTTTATGGACGTGTTACTTTTTCGGAGATTGTATGGATATTGGAATCGAGTTGATGACTGAGACAGCCAAGCTGCCTGTTTATTCTACAGAGGAAGCCGCAGGAGCTGATTTGTGTTCTGCTGAAGCCGTGATGATTTTACCTGGTGAGTACCGTGTAATTCGGACGGGATTACGCATGGATATTCCGAAAGGTTATCATGTTGAAATTCGTTCTCGCAGTGGTCTTGCAGCAAAGCACGGTGTGTTTGTTCTGAACAGCCCAGGAACGGTAGACTCGGATTACACGGGTGAGGTCGGCGTCATTCTGTGCAATGTGAGCCAAACGCCGTTTATCATTGCTATCGGTGATCGTATCGCACAGATGGTCGTCATTAAACATGAAACCGTTAAGTTTTCTCATGTGGGTCATGTGGAAAAAGAGACTGAACGTGGAGCCGGAGGTTTCGGTCATACGGGTGTTTAAAGAAAAAGCGCAACCGTCGTGGTGCTGTTGTTCCAAAAGATTTAAATTTATGCTATAACCCCTCTTGTGTTCGCTGAGATGTTTCGAGAATGCGCATAGAAACATCGAGGCACACGGGTTTTTGTTACAGTGTCGTCCGAGTTCCAGTATTCTGGACAGGGTACGTGATTTTGGTTACTCACGTATAAGTACACAAAACTTAATTTTCGTTTGGAGAAAAGAAATGTCAGAAAACACTATGATCGACGTCAAATCACTTCTCAGTTCAGACAGCATTGGCTTTGGTGGGATTGCATCGTACATCCCCGCAGGTTCTGTCATTGACGAATTTTCCATTAACAAGCTCAAACTTGATCCTCAACGTAAGACACGCATTGCTTTCCTGACTGACGGTGGTTTTGGATATCAGCAGCACTATCTCAAAGGATTCGGTACGATTTTATGCGACCAGGGTGAGTGTTGTAAACACATGGCAAGCAATCCTGATGTGGACACGACGCGTCGTATTCTGTTCCCTGTTTTGGCGTATGAAGGTCTTGCTGATCCTGTCCGTGCCATCGTGAGTGATATTGGCCTGAAAAATCTTCGTATCTGCGTTTGGAGTGTTCACTTCCAGACATACAACAAACGCATGGCAGACAGTTTTGCGAATGGCGATATCATGACGCGTGATTGGATCCTTACGCCGACCACGGGACAATTCGCTGGCGGTCTTGAATCCATGGCAGGTTCTTCTGCATGTCTCTATCAACAGATTCCTGAATTTAAAAAATGGGTGTCTGAGACGCTGAAGGCTCATGTCAATGAGTTGTTTGATGCTGTCGGTGTGAGGTTTAACATTGACAAGTACCGTTCGTTCCTAAACGGTGGAACGGTGTCGAACGTACAGGCCTCAGCTCCCGCAATTCCTTCTGCACCTATTGACACAAAAGCACTTGAAGGAAATTTCGTTATGTAGTCGTAGTTGACGTTTATGGTAAAAAGGGATGCAGTTCTGCATCCCTTTTTTTTTGTGGTGCTGCTTCGATTGTGTTCTGTCTCTTGTGGTATAAATGACTTGTATGACGGATAGGGTGTCCGTCGTACATGAGGCCATAAGGAGGCAAACATGAACTACAGATTTGAAAACATCATCAAGTCCTACACCAAAAACCATAATGATTCACTTCGCAAAAGTCATCTTATTGATGACTTTCCAACCGTACATAATGCAAAACAAGAGTACGTGTTCAATCACGAACTTAAGAACTCCGACTTGGAGTATATAGACACATTCTCCGCAATCATTGATGGATGTGTCTCATCGTTTTCTTGTTGCGTTTATATCCGTAAGACTGAGAATGTGTCCGTTATTGAAAACCTTAAACGGAGTGCGTCTAATGTTCGTGGAGGACGACTCCGTTTGGACATTTTCGATGATATTGATTATCCTGTGATTATGTCTTTCAACGAAGCTACGAACACATTGGACGTTCTTGCTGTCGATGGACGCGTATTACGTCCGATAGGTTCCATAACCAAGATGGAACATGCTTTGTGTGGTTATAAGCGTCATTCGGTTGTCGTGGATGTAGATGATTTGAAACTTCTTTTTGACGTTTACAATCGTTATTCAAAACGCGTGAGCGACATTCCGTTGTTAAATAACATGCACAGGATGGAAGGGGAGAACGGAACTTTTTTAGCCTTGTCTCAGTTTGCGAGAGGAAATACTCCTGAGTACTGTGATTTGGAGTGCATTCAGGATTTTATTTCTGAGCTGCGTTCATTTGCTGATGACCTTGAAGAGTTGTCCGAACATTTCATGGGCTATATTTCGGATGATGAATCTTGTCAGATACCCATAGACTAAAGTCGGTAGGGTTCAACATGACGCGAGCAGTACTCCCATAACCTAAAGTCGGTGGGATTACTGATCGACTTTTTTGTGGAGATGTTTAGAACGTCCGTGTCATGTGCCTTATTCCAAACTTCCTGGTGGGTCAGTAAAAATTTAGTGGTCGTTCTATCTAATATAGTGAGAGATAACTAATAGAGGTTGTCTCCTGCTTTTTGAGAAATTTTCTCAAAAAGTACCCACGGTGTTTCATTCGTGGCAAGTTCACATAATCGAACGCATACCCCCGACTAGACTGTGCTTTGATGGTTACTCTTCCATCAGTCATTATCATTCGTAATGACTTAATCCACTTCCTGACATGTCTTGCGTTTCAACACGTACCTTATGCGGGTTTGTGGTTTGGTGTTCAATTTAATCTGATTTACGTTTCATGCTTCGTATTTCAGCATTGACTCTTTCCGGTAGTGTGCTTCATGTACATGATTTCATTAGGGTTGGTGTGGTTTTTACCAAAAGCGAGCCGAAAGCCCAAGGGCTTTAGCCCGTTGGTAAGGCGAGTAATTTTGTTGTTGTGGTACAAGGTTTTCAATTCCTATGGAACGTAGGAATACAATGCGAACTGAGAATAAGACCTCTGGCAAGTATTCAACTAAGAAGAAAGCTAAGTCTTGTTCGTTGAAACTTGAAGCCCACCGCCTTTAGGCTGTGGGTAGTTCACATATGTTTTAGATTCACAGAGTTTCGCACAGGGTGTTTTTGTCTTTACCTTGTGTATTTTCAGGGGCGTTTAGGAGCTTTTTTATGAGTAACTTTTCTTATGATGATTTCGCTGTTCTTGTTCGTAACTTCCGTCAGGATATGCTTGACTCTGATTCCTTGCGTATCGTTCCTTTGAATGGTACGGTCAGTATGGCTGACGCCATCAAAGGCACTGGTTTAGCATTAGAAGAGGGTAACGTATTCCTTCCTCTTGCTAAGAACGGTGACAAGGTTTCTTCTAACGTTACTGTCCAACACAAATCTTCTGGGTATTGTCGCCTTGTCGGTCATCTTGAAGCAGGAGACGAAGCCGAAGTAACGGAAGCAAGAACATTTGTCCTGTATCGCCTTGATGAAGAAGTCGAAGAAGTTATCGCTGTTGCAAGCCTTAAAGAAGGTTTTGAAATCGGCAACGGTTGCTATCCTTCGTTCACGATTACTACGGTGAATAATTACCAGAGCGTTGCCTTCAACCCCAATGCTTTCGCAACAGTTGAAGACCTTAAAAACATCAACGGTCTTGACGGTCTCCATATTGCGTTTGACCAAGCAACGGGTGATATTAAACTTCTGGACAAAGACGGCAATGTTATCGATCAAGCTAATCTTCCGATTAAAGCAGACGTTATCATTGCGGACGGAGAAGAAGGTTATAAATACGTCAAGACTGATATTCAGCAGGATATTCATGCTACAAAAGCATGGATGCCCGAAGGTGAAACAGCATGGGATGATGTAGAAGCCGTTGAATACGAAATGCAACACGCCGCTCTGGTTGTTGAGTCTGGTAAAGAAGATGACGGCGATGTTACTAGAACGTTCGTCACGGAAGTTGGCGAATCTTATCCCATTGAAATGGGTGAAGGCGGCGAAGACGTTATTTACGTTTACGACAATCTTTATGATGTCACTTTTGATGAAGAAGCCGCCACATGGAGAGCTTTGCCGCGTAATGGCGAGGGTGATGTCCTGTTTGGTACGATTAAAACCGCTGGTGGTTCTTCAAAGGGTAACGTCGTAGGTATCACCATTGATGGCGAAATGATGTATGCCATTGACGAAGAAACCATCGTACCTAGCGTCTCTGGTGATGCTGTTTCTTGGCTTGCTCAGATGCCGCTTCCCGAAACGGGTTATTCTTTACGTTATGGTTTGGATGCCTTTGTGTGGACAGTGAAAGACGCAGAAACGGAAATCCATGACACATTCTTTGCCGCATTGAATGCTTCATTGCTGTCTTTAGGTTTCCATGAAGGCGATGACATTGCTTTGGGTACAAACATTCAAACTCTCGCCGACAGCATGATTGGAGAGGGTGGTAAACTTGTTGACCCCGAAGAATACATGCATAGTGAAGAAAACCTTGCAGAACGTGAGGCAGAAATTGCAGAACAACGCAATCTTGCCAAAGAAGAACTTGTCGCATGGAACGCACAGCATCCTACACTGACTCATAATTCAAAAGCTGGTACACGTATCAGCTCTGATGGCGTTGACATCCGTGACGGTAAACTTAGCATCGGCGACGGTGCCGGTTTGGAACCTGATGATGGCGTTAAACGTTATGAACTTTCAACGAATTTCTATGAATGGGGTGATTCTAAAGATACAGGCTTGGCTCTTAGCGTTGTGGATGCCTCTTATGGTAATCCTCGTAACGTTCTTACCATCAGTGATTCGAGCTACATTTCAGGCGCTCCTATCTGCATGGCTATGCTTGAAATACTTGATGCTGATGGTCTTAACGGTGAAACGAAACGTCGTACCGCATGTTTTGACTGTGAAATGTCAGAAGATGCAGACATGGGAATCATAAACATCACAATTACAGACAATCGTTTGAACACAAAGGGTTTCAGTGATGATTGTATCGTGGAAATCTCGCCTGTTTACATTTCTGGCGAAACTGCCCCTGAAATGCTTCCTGCACTTAATCCGGTGAACACCGTTGCGACGATTTCAGAAAATGACCGTAAACGGCTTACCTGTACTTGCCCGCAAATCATTGATTGGGCAAATTCAGTAAACCTTAACGAAAACGGTGCTCGTTTGTTTGCCATCGTCAAGGTTTATTAATCTTTAGAACACAAAGCGAAGCTATTTCTAGCTTCGCTTTACAGTGCAAATTAAAAAGCACGAACAGATAATGCCTGTTCGTGCTTTTTAATTTGCGTGGAACTATCGAAACCTATGCCTGTGGATGTCATTGAAACAAAACTAGGTTTTTCTAGCGATGTGGACTGTTCGTTGAATTCAGGCATAATCCTTGTGAGATATTCGATTTGAGTCCATTGCCTTTAGGCGGTGGGTAGTTCACCTTTGTGCATTGAGTTGGTCGATGGTCGAGAATTTGTCTGCTTCTGTTGTGTCTTCGTCTGTTTCTTTACCGCTTTCAAAAACATGCCTTTACATGGCTTATGCTTTTATGTCGTGGAAGCCACACCCTGTTTCTTATGTGAAAAATGCGATAGAGACAGGATCTGTTAGTATCGACACAGAGATATCAGAGGTGTGTATGGAGAAAGCCAGGTTATGCCTGAATGAAATCGATGCGTTAATTTCACGTCTGTCGAAAGATGGAAATGCGGAACGCTTGCTGACACGCTTAGTTGAGATGGCTAAGTTCATTGGAACCGAACACGCAGTACGAGAGTCTGATTTGTGTGTTCTTGCTTTTATGTTTCGTCAGCATTTTGGTTGCCGGAAAAAAGACAGGAAATCAAAAAATCAGCGTTATGAGTTTGCTCCTTGCGGAAAGGTAACGATTGTTCCTTATCATGTTTCATTCATGGCTGATGGCGTAGATGTTTATGGTAAGTACTTTAGACTGTATTCTGTTACTGATGAAGACGCAAATGTACTTTACGTGGTACGGTCGGATGAATGGATTGATGACTTTCTTGAAGCGGATGTGTTGACGTTAAATGTCGAAAAGCGTGAAACTAGAAAGGGTGTCAATCAATCTTTATGCAGTCTCGTTATAAAGTAATTCATGGGGTTCATTGTGCAGCAGTTTGAGAATGAAGAGTTTTATGTTGCGGTCGATTTTGACGGCGAGTGTCCTTTATTCGATGCGGCTTGCGTTGTTTTCAGTATAGGCCGTAAGATGCTTGATTTGGCACTTGCTCATGTTCCTATGTGTGATAAAGTTCTGTCAGGTCATCCTTGTGGTCGAAGTTATTTGACTCTTAATGGTGTCAGGACTTTATGCAGGAAGTCAAAATCTAAGCAAAGTCGTTTGTTTCGTGATTGGTTTGAAACCGTAGTTGTGAGTAGCCTTTACTCTAAAGAAGACATTGAAAGTTCAGAACCCTCGTTTATTGACGGGTCGTTATGTAATAGTCCGAAATGTGAACACGTTGATTATGAGGACGAAAGTGATTCTTGTGTGTCGTCAAGTGTTCATCTTCAAGACACGGACAGACCTAACAGTCTTGTTAAACACTTCAACAGCAATGCGTTTAAGGTTCGAGTTATTGTAAAAGACGATGCTCCGTGGTTCGTCGCTAAGGATGTGTGTGATTGTTTATGTATTGCCAACTCTCGTGATGCTGTGTCGAGATTGGATGCTGATGAAAAGGGTGTAGGAAAAGCCGACACCCTTGGAGGCAGTCAGGACATGACAATGATTTCAGAGTCTGGTTTGTACGCGTTGATAATGCGTTCAAATAAACCAGAGGCAAAGTCATTTCGTAAGTGGGTGACTTCTGAAGTTCTTCCTGCCATACGTAAGACCGGCATGTACGTTCCGCAGCATGTTATGGATAGGATATCTGTGCTTGAACAGATGGTTCTTGAACTTCGTGATGCACTACCTGTTCAGAATCAGAAGATATCGTTTAGAACTGCACGTGATGTTTGTGAAGAACTTGGTCTTGATGTTGTTGATACGACGTTCAAGTTTATTGTGTCGTCTTACATGAAGAATATTTGTGATCAACATCATGAGCGTGAGACATACAGTCGCGGGTTTAACGGGATACGGGTGTTTCCCTCATGGGTAACTGATGAATTTGTCTCTATGTATAGAAGCAATCCAAAGATACTCGACCCCTATCTTCCGTGACATGGTGCGTTTAATCTAAACCTATGATCTTGTTTGCGTTTCGTAACATTGGAGGTTTTCATGGCAGGACGCACAGTTCCAAAGACAACTAGAGTTAATTCGGACAACGAGAATCCTCAGGGCGTCCATCCATCTGTGTCCTCTGGTGGTGTAGTAGATAAAAAGAGCGGTGGTCTCATTCAGTGGGTGAAGAGTCTGTTTGGTGGGCGTGTTCGTGTTGTCGATGACCCGCAAGATTCTCGTGACGATTTCCTGAAAGACCTTATTTCAAGAACAGATTGTTCCATCCTAGGTGACATACACACGTATGCAACTGACAGAGAGGGAATGATTGCTGATTATAAGGAGATGCTTACAGATGCAACAGTTATTGCAGCTGTTGAGCTAATCGCAGAGGATTCAAGTATCATCGATAATGACACGAATCTTGCGGCATGGGTTACATGTCAGGATGACCCTGATTTTGGTGACATGATGACCCAGTGGCTTGCAGATACTGTGAATATCAATGACCTTATTTACCCGATAGCTTTCAATATTGTTGCTTTCGGAGAGTGCTTTCTGAATACGAATTTTACGAACGACGTGTATCGTGATAATTTTACTCTTGGTGATTTCTTTTCAATTGCTGATCCTCTTGAGTGTATTCACCTGTTTCGTTTTGGTGCACCTCTTGGGTATGCCATACGAGAAGGTGATGGTGTATACACGTATGGAGAAAGTGATGCGATTCTTCCAGAGAAATCTTACATACATTTCATTTCTGACCGTGGGCAAGACCAGTCAGTAGGAGACCCTGATGACGGTGTTGTCATCCGTTATGGTACGAGTTTCCTTGAGGCCGCAAAGTACCTTTTCAGACAGAAGAAATTATTGGATGACTTATTGATTCTTGCACGTCTTACTAGAAGTGCTTTTTATCGTATTTTCAGTGTTGAGGTCGGTAACGCAACAAGTCAGGATACAGCCCGGATGATGCGTGAGGTACGCACGGCCATCAACTCAAAACAATCTCTTAATGTCGCGCAGGGTGTTTTCAGTTCTGTAAATGCTCCGATGATAACAGGTGGAAACGTATATATTCCCGTCAGAAACGGTGTTGGTAATGTAAATGTAAACGAGGTTTCTGCTCCAACCGAGATTGGACAGCTTACGGATGTGAACAATATCTTGAAATCATTTATGGGAGCTTTAGGCGTTCCTCCGCAATTTCTTGGCTTCGCCGACGAAACAGGCGGTGGGCTGAATGATTCAACACTTACGCAGCTTGATATTCGTTATGCACGAAAAGTCAAACGTGTGCAGCGTATTCTGCGTGAAGGTATCAAGAAGCTCGTTATCTGGAAATGTCTTATTGACGACATTATGCCGCCTGAGTTTTCAATTCAGATGCCTACAATTCTTACAGGTGAGGACGAAAAGCGTGCGACTGCGATTACTGCGGAAGTTGAACGTATGAATTCCGCACTTGATATCGTTGCAAAGATTGACCCTGAATACATGAATGGCGTTAATAAACGTGAACTGATTTACTTCATTCTTCATAAGGTGTTCAAGAATGATGACCTGCTTGACGCCCTGGGTTACAACAATCCTCAACCTGAAACACAGGAAAACGAAGAGGGTGGTGGCGAAAATGATGAGGATGGTTTCGTCCCTGTGTAACTTAAAATCTATCTAAGCACTGTCAGATGAGTTAGGGGCCTTTGTGAGGATTGTGTCATGTTGAACGCAACGCATACGCTTTTTTTCATCATCGGTTTCCTTGTGCTTTTCAGTGTGGTGATGCCGTTGGTGGCACGTTTTACGAAAATTTCTTTTACATGGACTTTGGTAATCGTTTATCTGGGAATCCTATTCGGTGTTATACTTGATTTCTCGCATCTTACGAACGAAGTCCGCATGATTCTTGCAGTAGGTTCAGTTCTCGTCTCTGTAGCTTACATCCTTTCACATGTGTCTGAGAAAGCTCGGGCACGTGGGGAACAGTTACGTCTGCCAGAGATGAATCTGAAGAAAGGGAATACTCGTGTTAATGTAAAGTTCTCTGATGCTAAGAAGATTGTATCTGATGAGGATGATAATTTGGATTTGAATGATCTTTCAACGCTTCCGTATAACAACAACGAGGAAGAATTCGACGCGGATTTCTCTGTGCCGCATGATAACACTTCTGTTGTTCAGAATCAGATGCGAAGTACGCAGGAGCGTTTTAACGCACAGGAAAGTCCGTATTCCATAAGGAATCCTGTTCCTCAGACTTGCGCTCAATCGAATCGTTCATTACGACCTGTATCTTCTGTGAACGACACTGTTGACCAAGAAGAACTATCACCGTATGTGATAACTGACAGACGTGTTCACAGAGATGGAAACACAGGTATCCATAGAATGTCCTCAAGTCAGGGATTTTCTTCGACACGTTCTGGAAACTGGAATCCGCCTCAGTAAGTCCTGTGTCGGTTCTATGGTGCTGATAAAGGTATTTAATATATTTTGTGTTATATTTCTAAAACGACAGGGTATCTTGTCGTTTTAGAACTATTTGTGGAGTATGTCGTTATGAGAACAGATGAAGAGATTATGGCTGATGAGAACATCAAGTACTTGTCCAAGGTGTTGATTGAACTCATGGATTACCTTGCAAAGAAAGACTTGGCAATCATGTCAATTCTTAATGAACATTTTGACCGTCTTCGGGACATTTCCGATAATGGCAATTCAGGCATTTAACAGAGGCGAGCCGCAAGCCAACCTGCTTTAGTGGGTTGCCTCTGCTTTTTTGATATGTCGAAATTTCGTCATATCTTTTTTACAAAATCCTATGGCTTTTTCGACCCTTTATGCTATAATATATGATGAATTTTTGTATCTACACCTACGGAGGTGTGCCACAATGCTAACACATATAGATTGCTTTGCTGGCCCAGGTGGCATCTGCACAGGTTTGCACGCCGCAGGATTTGACACCAAGGTTGCCATTGAATACATAAAGAGTTGTTGCGAGACTTATTCTGCGAACCATCCAGAAGTTTATGTCATTCATTCCGATATTCGCAAGGTCACTGCAGAGCAGATTCTGCCCTTTATTCCTAAAGAAGGGATTGACCTTGTTACATCTGGTATGCCGTGCGAAACCTTTTCTACTGCGGGCAATACCTCTCGTTCTTTCTACGATGACAGACAGTTTTTATTCCGTGAGGGAATTCGCATTGCTCAAATCGCAAATGCGAAAATGATTCTATTCGAGAATGTGCCAGCCATCACAACCAAGACCGTGGAGAAAACCTCTAAGGAATTGATTGTTGATGTACTGAAACGAGAATTGACCGAGGCAGGTTACGGCAATTACATTGAGGTCGTTCTCTCTGCCACACAGTTCGGTGTTCCCCAACGGAGAAAGAGATATTTTATCCTCGCAAGCAAAGACCCGAAATGGTTGCTGTCTGCACCTGTTCCGACTTGCAACAAAGAGGTAACTGTCGCAGAGGCATTTGCAGGTTTGCCGAATGTCATTCCAAACACAGAGGAAGAAGGCACCACCTACACTGGAACAGAGAGCGCTTTCTCCTTGCTGATGAAAAATGCATCTTTCTGGAATCGTGGCGAAGTAAAAGAAATCACTTACCACAAACCTATGAAACATCGTGCCTGTACCTTGCAACGATTCGAACTGCTGAAACAGGGCGAAAGTTTGAAAGACCTTTTCGACCGATACACAGGCGAGGAGCGAGAGGCATTACAGGCAGAGAGAATCTTGCCCAAGAAGATGTTTATCAAGCGAAATTACCGCTTGATTAGCGGAGAACCTTCTCCGACCGTAACAAGTCACTGTCTGGATGAATTTGTGCATCCGAACCATAATCGTGCTCTCACGGTTCGTGAATGTGCAAGATTGCAATCATTCCCAGACTCTTATGACTTTTGTGGTGGTCCTTATCTTGTTCCACACATTGACCGCACTACACAAGACAAATACGAGCAGATAGGCGATGCTGTTCCTCCTCTGCTTGCTTATGCTTGGGGCAAAAAAATCGCAGAGATATTGGAGGCGAACATAGATGCCAACCGTTAAAGAATCGTGCAGAGAAATCTACAACAACACCTATAACACCGAGAAAGACCGTCTTTATGCTGAGGCACTTGCCTCCTCGCGCAGCGGTGAAGTGATCGAGTAGAAACTCGCTAAAATTGAAACCGAGGCACAGAAAGAGGTTGGTAGTTCACATGTCTGGTTGTGTTGTTCGTGTCTAAAGAGCGATGGATAAAATCCATCGCTCTTTTTATCGTCACACGATTTGGTTGTTGTACGGTATGTCTAATACGTAAAGATGTTCTGTTGAATTTCCAATGGCCATTAGTAATACCAAGTCGCCGACTTTTAGAAGAACATCATCCTCGGTGTCATGGCAGTATGGTTTTAGGCTCTTTGGTTTTTCGGTAAGAGACATGTCGTAATCTCCGATGCTGTTGGATAGTGACATAGATGGTCCTACCATTGCTCCAAGTTCACTTATAAGTGATGTATCTAAAGTTCCACTTGCAGCTTCAAAGTTGTCATTAACTTTAGTTGCTACATCGCCGAGCTTGTTCAGTGTTGATATTACCTCCCTTACACCTTTCTCAGCACCGAGCATCGTCGTTATCTTTTCTGTTAATGATTTTAGGTCGATTGTTTCACCTGCGAGTTCTCCTAGACCGCTCATTGTGTTTTTTACGATATCGTTGAACTCTGATGCGAACTCTGATACCTCTGCTTTGGCATCTTCCATAAACGATGTCATCTTATCCATTACTTTTTGTTCTACGTCAGATAGTAGTGGTTCTATATTCTTTAGGGCGTCAAAGTCAACAACATCAAAAGCCTTGTAAATGACATTTTTAGTGGTTTCCGAAACTGCCTGTGCTACCTCTATCATATTCTCTATTGTTTGTTCAAAGCTGTCTGAAGAGTTTGATTCCGTTTCTGTATTTGCGTCATTCTCTTTTTTGACAATCGCTGAAATATTGTCACGATAGACATGCATAGGAAGTATGCTATTCGGCACTGCGTTTTTATTTAGCCGTGCTCTATCTTGTATTTTATCATTTTTCGGGTTTATGCTAATAAACATCAATTCCTTACAGGCCATGGTATGTACTTCTCTGTTGAAGCCTTTAGTGTAGG